TTACCTCCTTTTCCAAATATCATAGGAGCATTTGATATTACAATAGTAACATCATAAGTTCCGTCTTTTTGTTTTACTCCTACTGTATTTTCTCCTTCTGTATTACCTTTGATTTCGTTTACTGTAATTTGATGTCTACTACATATTTTATCTGATACAACTGATATATCTCCATTATTTTCATATACTTCTTCTGAATGTATACCTTGTTCATAACACATAAATGCACCAGCAGATGTATCAGAGTTGGCAGTCACCTCATATGATGCACAATTAGGGAATATATCACTATCAAATCCTAAAGTAGTTGTTGCATCTTTATCGTGATTAAAATTAAATATACCCATATCTTTTGTATTACCAGGTGTTGGCTCATTTTGTCCTTCATTTAAAGGTGTACTACCGTCATTGATTAATATTAATCTACAAGGGAAACCATTTATAGCTTCTCTATATTTATTTACATCTTCATCATTTTGAAGTCTATACCATCTAAATGGGTTCATAGATTTTTCATCTTCTGCATCATAATTATATAGGTTGTCATTTATAAACTTAGCCATTCCTGTATTAGTCCAATGGCCAGAGGACATGAACCGCTCTGTTACTTTCACTCTTTATTAGAGTTACTGACCAACATAAGTTGGCGAGAAGGGAACTTCTTTAAGTCATTATTTCAGACTGCCCCTTCTTCTCCAATTTCATTGTTAGATTATAGTTGGAGTTCAGACTGTCGCATACCTACTATATTATAGTAAGTCCCTTTCGTTCAGTCGTTGTCGGTGAGAGTCGAGTTTTATATTCTTTTAAAATGTAAATTAGCTTTTTCGCCAGTTTCTATATATATTCCAAAAGTCTTTTCTTCATTATCTAAGTTTTTAGATAAATGACCAAATGTAATCTTGATTCCATATTCATCTCTTAATATATTCATTGCCTGTCTGCATGAGTCAAATGTTCTATCTAATTCTATACAATAACATTTAGTACTTCGTGGATTATGTTTTCTAACTCTATCCTTAAAATCATCATCTCTAACTATTCCATAACTAGGACAAAGTTCTCCTTTTTTACCCCACATTCCATTCTGTTCTTTTGGTCTAGCACATTTCTTTCTTTGTTCTTCGGTATATTTATACCCACTTATACCTTCGCCACCATAAGTACAATTTATTAAATGATAACTATGTTCATTTCTTTCTTCATCAAATTCCATAGTATATCCTTCATTAAATACTAAATCTTCTATAATGTCTTGTTCTAAAATTAAAGACTCTTCTTCTGTTAAATTATCATATAGAATTTCAACAACACATTGAGTTGTTTTTAAAATATTCTTAAAATGAGTAGTTCTTCCTGTATGTAATTCCCTATATCTTTTCCCTGTGCCTTTTCCTATGTAAAAATAAGTATTAGTATCTAATCTTATATAACCATAAACGTAAAATCTCTTTTCATTACTCAATCTTTATCACCTTTCTTTGAAGAAACTCGACTCTCTTCCGAGGTGTTGCCTATCTCTAGGTGTTCACCGTATATTAGAAAGGGTTTATAGCCGACCTCATATCTTAATCGGCTTTTAAGGTAAATCTACATTCACCTTGTCCACCTGGGAAATTATAATACCATTTTTTACCTTTTTCATCTCTAAGATTTAACCTATAATTCTTAATTGGATAAGCCATTGAAGAAGTACCTTGATATTGTAGTTGTGATTCATAATGATTTAAAGTAAATGATTCTCCATATTTCTCTATATTAGTAGAATTGTAAATTATCTTACAAGGTTTTTTATCATCTTTACCTAATCCACTAAAATCTCCATATACATATAATGTAGGTAAGTCATTACCTTTTTGAAACTCAACTAATTGCTTTTGTAATCCTTTATTTATCTCACAAGATATAAAGTTATTTATTATTTCATCAGATGTTAAAGCTACTTGATATACTCTTAAATTTCTTATCTTACAATATCCGTTTTTATTAATTCCACCTAAGATTATATTGGAATTAACAGTAAAATCATCTAAATAAGGAACGCCGTCTATTACATAATCATTTAAATGGAAGGCTTCACACATAACCCCATTTATATATACCTTAGCTTTTAACTCTTGTCTATCTATAATAAACATAACGTGTGTTTTTGTATCATCAGAGAAATATAATCTACATTCATTACCATTTGAACTTCTAAGAATTAATTCTTCTGTTGTTATTTTGATACCACAATTTGTTTCTTCATTCCATAAAGTTAATACTTCTGCATCCGATACCCCTATCATTTTACTAGTAAATTCTATATCTAATGTAAATCCATATCTAGCATTATTTGACAATGGTTGTATAGGTATTTCTACATAAGAGTTACCACTTATGATTAATTCATCATCTACCCAACCACTTTCACTATTATAAGAGAAATTATATAAATTACCTAATACTTCTTTTCCTGTTTGGTCTTTACCTATAAAATATTGTTTACGTTCATCAGTATTAGTTCTATTTACTGATGTTCCTATAAACATAGAACCTGCATTTATAGGTTGTTTCATTTCATATGTTGAAGGTGTAATTGTTACTGTCCAAATTACACTATTACTATAAGTTTCTGTTATATCCCATACTTCTATTTTTACAGTATGTATACCCTCTGTTAATGAAGAAGTTCTATAATAGTTAAAATCTAATCCACAAGTACCATTATTTACTAAGCTATTGTCCACATAAGTTTTAGTAATAAATGAAGTATTATTTTTCATATATACTTTATAATCAAATGCTATTTGTTCTCCTTCTTCTACTGTTACTTCTTTTGTATCACTAGCAACAACTAATACATTTACATCTAATATAATTAAGTTAAATGTAAGTACATTTGATTTCATACCATTTCCGTCTATTATATATGCTTCACAATAATGTTTACCTACGCTTAAAGTAGAAGGGAATGTATAGTATCCTCTAGTATCACTTGTACAAGATACTCCTTCTTGAACTTGACTATCTATTGACATATAGAATGTTAAAGATACTGATGTATCTAATGCAGTAGGTGTAAAATAATATCTTATTGTTGCACCATAATCATAAGCAGTATAACAATCAAAATCTGATACTATTTCAGTACTACCATATCTAACATAGAATGTTAAACTATTAGACATTGTTCCTACCCTATCTATAACATAAACTACCATTCTATTAGTACCTTTTGTAAGCAAACTTTCCTCTATTAAAGTTGTGCTTTCCCCTTGCCCAATACTTATACTTTTCACTTCAATATCATTAATAAATACTTTTAATGTACCTTTACCTAAGTTTGGTGATGCAAAGTCTATAATTAAGTTAAAATTTTCTCCAACACCAACTAGTACATTTTCCTCTAATGTAGTAGATATATAAGCAGAAGTTGAACTTCCTCCACCTCCACCTGTAAAGTAAACAGTTTTAGCTAATTTGCCATCTGCATAAAAATCTAATGCAGTTTGTGATTCGGTAGTTTCTTGTTCATTTAATTGAACATCATCAAATTTAGTAGAAATGTTTTTATTTAAATTTTCTAATTGCTCTTTTTCTTCTTCTGTCATTCCACCGCCTTTGCCAATTTCTTCCCAATTTTCTCCATCATAAATATATTCTTTTTTATCTTCAATTACATATACCTTCATACCTTGATAAGCACGATTATTTGTAACGTGAGCATCTCTTTCTTCTATTGTATTAACAATAGTACGAGAGTCTAATGGTATTTTTGCACCCAAATCAAACCCAGAGGTAATAGGTATACCTTTACCATAAAATTCATCTTTCATAAATATCCACCACCTTAATAGTTAAAATTTATCTTAAAATTATTTACAGTTGATGAATTGTTTTTATATATATAATATGTTTGTGTATTTCCATCTAAACAAGTAATATTTAATTCTGATACTGAAAAACTTGAAGTAATATCAAAATTATTTTGGTCTATTATTTTATTTAATAATCCATAAGATTTAGGATATGCAAATATCATCTTTTGGTTATTAGTTGTATATAATATTGATTTATTGCCCTTTGCTTCTACTTGTTTATTTAACGATTTAATTAAACTTTCATTAATTTCTTCTTCATTACAAACACCTGTGTAATAAGGATATACATAAGTATATGTATTAAAATTAATAGATGTTACTTTATTTGCATTATCTGTTACTTTAGTAGTTAATGTTTTATTATCTTTTACCATAAGATTGGTAGATAAATTAAACACTCCACCTGATGCAATACCACTATCCGTTTTACTTACTAAGACATTTTCTCCATCTAAAACTTCTATTTTAGTTATTTTTTCTGATTTTTTTTGAATAGTAACTTTAACATTTGTAATAGTTTTATAATCACCCTTTTCATAAAGTCCACTACTAGGTGTTATCATTACACTTACAAAAGGAGCAGAATATGGGAATAACATTTTATTTAATATTTCTATTGCAGTTAAACCAGATATATTTTCTCCTTCTTTTATACCTCCAATTGATGTTGTTGTAGATGTATTTTTATTTAATGTTATTAAACTACTTAATTCTGTATCTGTAACAAATTCATCTACAAATGGCATATCTTCTTGTGTAAGATAATTTCTTCTTTCTAATTCGTCTTTTGTTATATAGTTATCTAAGTTTAAGTCTATATCTCCTAAATTTTCTACATTCTCAACTCTTTTTTCTAAATCTTCTATTTTCTTTAATAAAACTTTATCAGTAGTTTTTTTATTATAGCCTAGATTATTATTACCTATATCCATTTTCTCACCTCACTATATTCCAATATATTTTACTGTACTACCCTTTTCTATGATTATTATGGAAACAACTTTTAAATTTCCTAACTTTATAGACTCGTCTACTCCTATTGGTATTTCATTTCCATGATTAATCATAACTGTTATTTCTTTATCAGATTGATTATATATGCTAACCTTCTTTAAATAATCATAGTTTACTATTAATTCTTGGTTCGCAGAAGTAGTTGTTATTCTCCCACCTTTTATAGCTTCCATTTTATCCCTCCTTTCGCCTTATATTATATTAATAAGAATTTTTATTTTATTAAAAAAATTTTTTTTATAAAAATAGTAACATTTTATAAAAATTGGTATATAATATAAATATAAACATATAATAAAAATATAAAATAAATGAAGGGGTTGATATATATGAGATATTATTATTATAGTCCAAGAAGAAATGCAGAAAGAAGATTAAAAACAAATATATATTATAAGCAAATGAAAAATAATTATAACAATGCTAGATATAATGAGATAAAACATTATAATGATATATATGAAGAATACAAAGAAAAAGAAAAATATTATATACCTACTTTTATAGACTTAAATGACTTTGATTTAAAGAACGAAATGGATTATGATTATTATTTGAAAGTAAGCAAACCAACTGCTACCTTTAATTTAAATTATGAAAAGAAACAACTTATAGAAAAAATAAAACGTTTGGAAAATAAAATAAAAGAATATGAAAAAGAATTACAAGATGTAATAGATGTGCTAGGAGTAAAAAATGTAAGATTATATAGAAATTGTGGAGAAAGCGAATATCAATTATATGTAGAGCAAAGTAAAAAAGAATTTGAAGAAAAAGGAAGAAAAGCAAAGACACAAATAGGAGAAATGTACGAAGAAATATATGCAATAGAATATGAAATAAATGAAATGAAAGAATACAAAGAAAAGTATGAAAGAAATGAAAGTGAAATATGGAGAATGAAAAAAGAAATAATACAAGATAACAAATATTTACAAGATTTATATACAAATATAAACTTAGGTTTCTTTGCTAATTTATTTAAAGAAATATCAGACTTAGATTATTTTATGAGTGAATATGAACGTATATGTGATAAATGGGGATTAAATGAAATAATAACAAAAGAATGTATAAAAGAAATGAATAAAAACTATAAATATTGTCACGAACTAATGGAAAAAGCAAAAGCATTAAGAAATAATTCAAAAGCTAAAATATTATAAGTATGGGAAATGTAAAAGTTTTCCATACTATCTTATTGACTAAATATAAAAATAGAAGTATAATAACAATATAAAAAATCATAAGGAGATGATAATATGAATGAAACTTTTGAATTTACTTTAGATAAAATTGTATATAATAAAAATGATTTTATTATAGCAAGAGTTTTTAGTAAATCAGAAAGTGTAAAAGAATACCTTAATCCAACTTGGAGAAATGTTTCTATAAAAGGAAAAATGCAACAACTTAAAGGTGGAATATTATATTGTGCAACAATTGAAGATATTGAAAGTAATCAATATGGCTATACTTTATCAGTTCATTCTGTATATGCACCACACTTTCAATCAGATAATATAACAACAGATAGAATGATGTGTTCTTTTATTAGTTGTTTTATAGGAGAAGGAACTGCCGACAAATTAAAAAATGTAAAAGGTATATGTCAAATAATTAAAAATGAAGACAAAGATAAATTAATGCAAATTAAAGGTATAGGTGAAGCTACTGCAAATAAAATATTAACAACATATAAAAAGGATGCAGTTGGTAGTAAATATATAGTTCAGTTAAAAGAATTAGGTTTAACAGATAACGAAATAACTAAAACTAAAGAATATTTTAGAGATGATTTATTATTAGCATATGATAGCATTAAGAATAATATATTTGAGTTAAGTTACTTTAGATTTGATAGAGCAGACCATATTTTTCTTAACTTCTTAGAAGGAAGTCCAAAAGATAAAAAAAGAATAAAGGCTTATATAAATAAAGCATTAAAAGAATATTTATTTGAAGATTATAGAAGTTATGTATCAATACAAGAATTTGATAATTCTCCAATAATATCAAATATCGTTTCTAATACAAATGAACAAATATATAGACAATGTTTAAAAGAATTATCAATTGAAGAAAAGATAAAAATAATCAATGGTAAATATGTTACTACTGGAGCAATATATAAATATGATGTTTCTTTATACAAAGAATTAAAAAGATTAATGGGAATAGATAATAAAAGATTTTTGAATGTAGACATAAATAAACTTATCAAAGAAGAAGAAGAAAAATTTAATGTTGAACTTAATGAAGGACAGAAAAATGCTATTAAAGAAATTCTTCAACATAATGTTAGTTTATTGACAGGTGGTGGTGGGACAGGTAAAAGTTTTTCAACTAGAATTTTATTAAATATAATAGAAAAAATTCAAGGTGAAAACTTTAAACCTACGTTATGTGCATTAAGTGGAAAAGCTAGTAAAGTATTGGCTAATAGTACAGGTCGTGAAGCTAAGACAATTCATAGAACATTAGGGTTTACAAAAGGTAGCTTTTCAAAGGATAAATTAAACACTTCAATATTAATAGTTGATGAAATATCAATGTGTCCTAATGATTTATTATCAATGCTATTAGAGTCATTAGAAAATGATACTTATGTATTGTTTATAGGTGATGATAACCAATTAACAAGTATAGGATTTTCAAACTCAATACATGATTTTACTAAAATGGAAGAAATGAATTGTATAAATTTAACTCAACCAATGCGACAAGCTATGAAAAGTGGGATATTAGAAATTTGTACTTCAATAAGAAATGAATATAATCCATTTTCTAAAAAAAATAAATATACTTATGGAGAATTACAAGATATGAATGTTATTATAGGAGATAAATATGATGAAATGATAGAAGATTTTGTAAACTCTTTTGATGTAAATAATAAATTAGATTATGTTGCATTAGGTTGTACTAAAAAATTAACAAGTCAAATAAACCTTGATATACAAAGAGGATTAATAAAAAAAGGAAAACTTAAAGAAGATGAAGATTTCATAGAAGTATTTACAGATGTTAAAGATGATAAAAATAAAAGAGTAAGAATGAAATTGTTTAAAGATGATGTATGTTTAATTATTAAAAATAATTATAATATATTAACTTTTGATGAATATATGTTAAATAAAGATTATGGAACTGCAACATTATTTAATGGTAACACAGTTATAATAAAAGAAGTTTACACAGATGCTTGTTTAGTTATAACAGAAGACGGAGAAGAATTAGTTATAAAAGATGATAGTTATGATATTATTGCACCAGGTTATAGTTATTCGGTTCATAAAAGTCAAGGGTCATCAATAAAACATTGTTATATATATTTAGAGAATAATTATGTAACTAAAAATATGTTATTGGTAAACGAAGCATTGTATACTGCTATATCAAGAGCAAAATCAACTTGTGAGATGTATGTTGAAGATTATTCGGTATTATCAAAAGCAATAAGAAATAAAGAAATAAATAATAGACAAACAATATTAGAATTATTAATAGACGGTTTAATAAAATCGTATTAAAAATACAAATATTAGTCTTATTGAATATATGAAAGGAGAGATTTTAATGAATAATCCATTAAAAGAAAAAAGAAAATCAATGAGGATAAGTAGAGAAGAAATGGCAGAAAGATTAGGAACGAAATTATATAATATAAATGAATGGGAAAGTGGTAGAAACTTTCCCAAATCATTCTTTTTAATGGATATAGCAAATGCTTATGAATTAACGAATGATGAATTAATAGAATATTTAAAATATTTAAAAATACAGAAAGAGTGATAATATGAATAATTATTTAGTATATATACACATTAGTCCTAGTAATAAAAGATATATAGGAATAACTTGTCAAAAACCTAAAAAACGTTGGGGTAAAAATGGAAAAGGATATGAAAGACAAGAATATTTTTATAGAGCAATAGAAAAATATGGTTGGGATAATTTTCAACATATTATTATAGCAAAAGGCTTAACAAAGGAAATAGCTGAGTGGCTAGAGATGGAACTGATAAAAATATGGGATACTACTAATAAGGAAAAAGGGTATAATCAAACAAAAGGTGGAGAAGGTGGAATACCAACAGAAGATATTAAAAAGAAAATAAGCGAAAATAGAAAAGGGAAATGTTGTGGAGAAAACAATTTTATGTTTGGGAAAAATCCCTTTGATTTTATGACAAAAGAAGAAATAGAACAATGGAAAGAAAAAATATTAAAAGGAGAAGAACATCCTATGTTTGGAAAACACCATACAGAAGAAACAATAGAAAAAATAAGAGAAAATCAAAACTTCACAGAAGAAAGTAGAAAAAAAATAAGTGAATCAAAAAAAGGAGAAAAAAATCCTATGTTTGGTTTAAAAGGAGAATTAAATCCAAATTATGGTAAACATCATTCAGAAGAAACAATAGAAAAAATAAGAAAAGCTAGTCTTGGCAGAGAAAAGTCTGATGAAGAAAGAGAAAAACTAAGTAAATCATTGATGGGTCACGAAGTAACAGAAGAAACAAAAAGAAAAATAGGAGAAAAACAAAAGGGTGGTAATAATCATAATGCAAGAAAAGTTATATGTTTGGAAACTATGGAAATATTTGAATGTGTAACATTTGCTTGGCAAAGTATTAATGGTAGTCCTATGGGATTTTATAAAGCTATAAAAAACAATAAAAAATATAAAGGATATACTTTTATGTATTATGAAGATTATTTGAAAACTTTAGAATAACCTCTTAAATGCCATTTTAAGAGGTTTTCCTATACAAAGGATTAATTATTTTACAAATAACATAAAACCTCTTACAATGGAAAATACGAGGTATTTTGAGTACTCTGTATTGACATAAGATAAATATATTAGTATAATAAAGATATAAAAATGGAAGGAATATGATATATGAAAGAGTATACAATAGAACCTAATGAAAGTTTTTATAGTATAAATTATGATGACCAAATCATATATTTTGATAATGAATATGATGAATATAAAGAAGAAAAAGAAAATAACAAAGAAATAATAGTCAATGGAGAGTGGTGTGTACCTATGCCAACAAGAAAAGATGTAATAACTGATAAAAAATTTAATTATGAATTATTAGGAGAAATAATATTAATAAGTAATAGAAAAACAGAATTTCTTGAAGGAATTGATATATCAGATGCAGAGCAACATAGATATATTTATGAAAAAGGTACTAATTCAATATTATCAAATAAAGATTTTTTAGAAAAAATAAGTAAAACTAAATTCAAAACAATAAAAACAAACCTAAAAAAATTAGCAAATGCAAATAATGAAGTTGTAAGTTATTGTCAAGACGAAAAAGGTAGAGCATATTATAAAATTATGCCTTATACAACTACTAATATAAATGGTAAAGAAATACCACAATATGTAAGAATTGATAGTAGAATACTAGAATATTTATGTAATGTATATAATTCTAATGCAATAAAAGTATATTGTGTTTTATTATGGAAATTATGGGATAATGAAAAAAAATGTTATGTAAAAAAACAATTGACATATGATTGGTTATTAAAACAAATAGGATTAAGTGGAAGTAATGGAGGAAAAAATTCCAAAATGTTAAGTGATATATTAGAAAATTTTAAAGATGTAGGGTTAATTAAAAGAAGTGAAGCAATTATAACAGAAGAAAAAAAAGGAGAAAATACAATAGTTAAAAGAGTTTATTATTATGAAATTAGTGAAGATTTTTTAGCGAAAAAGAATAAAAAATAAAATGGTCGTAAAAGTGAATGTACGACTATGATAAATGGTCGTAAAAGTGAATGTACGATTGTCGCAAAAGTGAATGTATAATTAGAGTATAATGTAAGTTAGAGTATAAGGTTAATTATAGGTATAAATCGGGTATCACGGATACCCGAAAATTACAAAATTTATGATTTAAAATGTTGACAGAATATAAAAAGCTAAGTATAATAAAGGTATAGAAATAAAGAAAGGAGAGAGATAAGATGAATAATTTAAACGAAAGATTTGAGGGTATATTAAAAACTAGTATTCAAAGAGTTAATGAAATTAGAACAACTCTTGAAGAAAATAAGGATTTTAGAAGATTGCCTTATTCAGTAAAAAAACCATATTATGAACAATATGATTATTTAATGGAAGAATTATATAATGCATTACATTATGTGGTGGATTATAAAGAAGTATTAAGTTTTGAAGATTATAGTTCACTTATGAATATAGATTATGAACTACATGAGTATGTTAAGATAATTTTAGAAACTTATGGAATAAAATGTTTAGAGGATTATTTCTATGAAGGTTAAGTATATAGAATATAGTTATATAACTCCTAAACATTATGAGTATATATTAGATGAAATATACACATATGATGATTTATACAAGAGTTTATTAAAATTATTAAATTTAAAAGAAGAATATAGCAAATTGATTGTTGATAAAGAAAATGGAGCAAGTTATTGGGAATTTACCACACCAAATGGTGTGATAACTGCAAGAGAAGGAAGAATAGAATTAATTGATAAGGAGTGATGTATATGAAATTTGTAGAAGCATTTGAGCATATGTTATATGGAAATAAAGTATATTTGCCAGAGTTTGTTGAGTCAAAATATGTGTATATAAATAGAGATGGATATATAGTAAATCAAGACGGTTATAGAATACCATTAGATGTTCACTCCGACAATTGGTTAGTATATGAAAATATGATGACATTCAAGGGAGCAGTTAGACAAATGGTAGAAGGAAAAAGGGTAAGGGTTTCTTGGTGGAGAAAAGATAAATTTATAGAACTTAGAGCAGATGGTTTTTATAATGAAAAAGGAGAACTAGAAGATTTAGATACACTTAAATTAAACAATGAATGGGAACTATTTGAATAATAAAGACGAACTCCATATCATAGGGTGGTATTACTAATAATGAATGGAGAGATGGTAAAGTGAAATATCCTAAAATGAATGTAGAAGATATGGTAGAAACTTGTTATGTTAAAGAAGGAGATGAATATGTTCTAGGAAGATATCAAGATAGAGTATCATTAAATGGATTTTATTTGAAAGCTAAAAGTGGTAGTTTGTTAGAAAGAATACAAAATATGGCAGTAGCTAAATTTCAATTAGAAAATGATGCAGAGAACTTTAAACAAGAGGCATTATTAGGTTTATGGCTTTCAATAGAAAAATATTATTCAAGATTTGGATATGATGAAAATGTAAAAATAGACGGTTTTATTTATACTGATTGCAAATATCGTTTTATGGATATGGCAAAATTAGCTAAAAGTAATGTTTCGGTATGTGATAGAAAAACAGGAAAATACCATATAAATAAAATTGAGTCATATGAAAAGAAATTTGTTGAAGAAATAGATAAAATAAGAAATCAAAAAGATGAAAGATTTATTTCAGAACTATATAATGAAGAATATGAAGATGAAAATACTAATGAGTTTAAAAAATGGTTAGATGAAAATATGGATGCTATATTAACTAAAAAACAAGCAGATTATTTAAAAGGAGAATTTATTATACATGATGTTTCAAGTGTATGGAGAATACATAAGAATATAGTGCAAAGAGTAGAAAAAGCATATGCACAAAGCAAAGCAAAAGAAGAAAGATTAAAAAAATTAGATAAACATTTAACAGATGTGCAAGAGGTATTAGATTTTACAGATGAAGAAGACTTCATAAGAAAAATAGTTAAATTAAGTTTTAATAGTAAAAGCACTTTGTTGGTAAATGTTTATGAGAACTTATCAATGGAGCATTGCAAAATATTAACTGAAATAATTAATTCAAAAGGAGAAGTTAAAGGAAACAAAGATTTCTATTATGATATACTTGCAGTATTAACTTACAAAGAATTAGAAATAAAAAATAGAATAGAAGAACTGAAAGGAGAATAAATTATGAGCCTAAGAGGAAGAAGGATAATGAATAGTAAAAAAATGAAAGAGGTTAAGGAAAGTCCGTTCAGAATAGAAGAATTTGAAGAAATAGCAGAACAAGAGGAAATTAAAACACCTCCTAGTTTTACAGAAGAAGAAAAGGTCATTGAACCTATTGTAATATTAGAACCAAAAGAAGTAGATGAAAGAGTTGTATGTATAAATACAGATGTAATATATGATAATATTGAAAAAGCTAGTGAAGAAATGGGAGTTAGTGCAAACCTTATAAAGAAATGTTGTGAAGGAACATATAAAACAGGTGGTAAAGATACAGAAGGAAATAAATTAGTATGGAAATTTGTTAGAGATTTATAAAAATGCAAATGATTGTTCTTATATTATATATGTAGTTAAAATACACCATATATCATATATAATGTAAGAAAGGAGAAGAAGAAATGAATAGTATAAGTACAAAAGAGTTATTACGAGAGATATGTAAATATGCTAGAGAAAATGGTGTTAAGCTAAATCAAACACAAGCTAAAATAGTTTTAAAAGCATTAAAAGATATTTCAGTAGATACTTGCAAAAGGGGAGAAAGACTTATCATAAGAGATTTTCTAATCATAGAAGGAGTTATGACATCAATCAAAAGATTACCTGACGGAAAATGTAATACACCAAGATTAAAAATAAAAGTAGAGGTTAGTGAAGCATTAAAAGAGAGATTTAGGATAGAACAAAAAGAGTTAGAGAAATTAAAAAAACCAAAAGAAGATAATTTTGATTAGAGTTAATATAATATAAAAATGGAAAGGTAATGATGAAAATATGCCAAAAGTTAATAACACTTTGAGTTTTAAGAATATGGAGTTTAGAGTAACACAAGATGAAATTAATGGTCAAAAGGAAATATGGTTAGTTGAATATTTAAAAGATGAAGAAGTATATACTAATTTTAATGAAGTGTTAGAGAGATTTCTAGGAGAAGAAGGAATATCAATGACAATTAAAGTTGAAAAAGGTATGGAAGATTAGGATAAAGAAGGTGGGTTTATCCCACCTTTATTTTTAAAAAAAATCAGAAGGAGAGATGATGAATGTTTGATGAAAGACTTAAACGTCAAGACGGAGAAAGTATTGAAGAATATCAAATGAGATTGTCAGTAATGAAGTTAAAAGAAGGTTATGATATTGATTGGTTTGAAATAAAAGAATTATTGAGAAGTGATGAACACGTAGATACGTTAAGACGCAAGGGATATGGACTTGCAATGGCATATGAAATATATGAAGATAAAATAAATAAAATGACAGAAGATTATTATTTACAAGTGCAACAAATTAGAGATAGAGCAGAAGGAGAAATAGAAGATAAAAGATTAACTGAATTACAGAATAAAGTATTACAATTAAAAATAGAAAAAGAAAAATTAAAAAATGAACGTAACCATGTAAATGCACAAGTTAGAGTTGTTGCTAGAATAGAACATTTTATAGAATGTTTAAAAGATGATATAATAAAATTTGAAAAAAAAGAAAGATTAGTAATAGAAGAAGATGAAAATAAATTAGGTAGAGATGGAGTTATTTTATTATCAGATTTGCATATGGGAGCAGAAACAGATAATATATTAGATTGTTATAACCCAATGATACTAGAAGAAAAATTAAAATATTATATAAAAATGGTACTATTGTATGCAAAAGAACAGAGTATAGAAGATATGTATTTTTTAATAGCTGGTGATTTAATTTCTGGAATTATACACAATGTTAATAGATTTGATAGTAGATTAGATGTTAGTCAACAAGTGATAAGAGTAGCTTATTTATTATCAGATGTAATTAATGAAGTATCAGAACAATATAATGTTAAAGTTGTTATTACAAATGGAAATCACGATAGAATTGTAGCAGATAAAAACAACCATATAGAAGAAGAAAATTTTACTACATTTATTAATGAAATTCTTAGACTAAAATTATCAGATAATGAAAGGGTAGAATTTTTACCTTGTGATGATTGTACTTTATCAAGATTTGAAATTAGAGGAAATAAGTGTGCATTAGTTCATGGAAATAACGATAAGAGAAATACAATAAATAGATTAGTAGAATTAGATAAAACTGTATTCGATTTCATATTTAGTGGACATTGGCATAGAGCAGAACAATGGGAGCATAATCATACAACTATAATTGTAAATGGTGCTTTTGGTGGAGAAGGATATGCAAGAAATGCAAGACTTTATAATAAACCTATACAAAAGTTTATGATATTTACAGAAGAAGGTATGATGTGTTCATATGATATAAATTTAAATAATTATAAAAAATAATAAAATTTATTCATTTTTTAATAAAAAAATTAAAAAAATAGTCCTATTAGGATAATGTAGGAGATATTTTCTCCAACTTTACCCACATTTTCATCTCCAATGTGGGTAAAGATTTTTTTTATTTATATAGATTATTTAAGTTAATAAAATCGAATATTTGTTAATTTTAATAATCTATCTAAATAAGATAGATTAAATAAACTTCTCCTTCTTTTGAATTTAAATATTTTAAATATTTAACTCCAAATCAATTATATATTCTCAAATTATCTCTCCCTATTTTATAAGGAGGAGTTCGGTTCGGTCGGACTCCTCCTTTTTTTTATGTAGAAGAAAGGAAGTGAAGTGATGGCAAAGAAAGATGAATATGTATGTCAAACTTGTGGATACTCCTATGAAATCTCGGAGTTTGCTAAGAGTGCATCATATTTAAATAAATTGACAGGAAGGTTGCCATATTGTAAAAGTTGTTGTTCAGAATTTTATGATAGAATGTTAATGGAACAACAAGATGAAATGAAAGCATTATATAAATTTTGTATGCAGTTAGATATTTATTTTGATAAAGATTTGGCTACTACATTATTATCAAATAAGAAAGCAACAAATAATTTAGGATTTAGATATATTAATAAAATGGGATTAGTTCAATATAGAAATAAAACTTTTACAGACACTAAATGTTTTATAAATGTATTTTCTATATCAGAAGAAGATTTAGATGATTTTATGCAAGTGAATACTGAAAAAGAAAAAGAAGATATGATAAAAGAAGCTAAAAGTAAAATAACCTCTGAAATAATTGCTAGATGGGGAGTTGGATATGAATACGAAGAATATTTATTTCTTGAAGAACGTTTTCAAACAATGCTTAACAGTTATGAGAACAACAACCCTGCATCTATCTGGACTTATCAAGAGATGTGTATAAATTATTTAGAATTAAGAAGAAATAGAGGTAATCCTACTGCTCAAAAGAATTATCAAGATATGATAGACAAAATGCAAACAAGTTGTAAAATGAAAATATCTCAATTAGATAATACAGAAGATGAAAGTGCATCATTTGGTAGATTTATAGATAGAATAGAAATGTATGAACCTTGTGAGAAAAAATTGCCATTTTTTGAGGATATAGATGGTATAAGAAAATATGTAAAAAAATGGTTTATTCTACCTTTTGCAAAAGAACTAGGTATAATGGATAAAAATGTTATTGATGAATTATTAAATGGCGAAGATATTGAAGATTATTCAGATGTAAATAAAATATACAAAGAACAAGAAATGGGATATAAGGAAGATTTAGATGAAACAGAAGAATAAAGATTATATATCAGATGAAGTTATAAAAAGTCCACATAGAAAAAGAGAAAATTTATCTGCTAGAAAAAAAGATAGATTTGAAGAAGGTATGAAAATATGGACTAGCTTCTATCGTGCTAATCTTCATAGATTTTGTATAGATTATCTTCAATTAAATTTATATCCATTTCAAATGATAATGTTATATTTAATGAATATAATGTATAGTACTTGTTTCATATGTGCAAGAGGATTATCGAAATCATATACAACTGGAGTATTTTTATGTGCAAGAGCAATATTATATCCGGGACAATTGATAATAGTTTCTTGTACAACTAAGGAACAGTCAAGGGCATTAGTAAGAGAAAAAATTTCTAAAGAATTAATGAAACAATCACCAATGTTACGGAAGGAAATAAAAGATATAAAAGTTGGAACAAATGAAACTTGTGTGTATTTTAAGAATGGAAGTACAATTCAAGCTATAAATGCTAGTGAAAATACTAGAGGTCTTAGAGCGCACATCTTAATTGTTGATGAATATAGAATGATTAAAGGAGAATTTGAAACACTTAACTCTGTATTAAAACCATTCTTAAACTGTGTTAGAATACCAAAATTTAAAAGTAGAGAAGATAGCAAATATATAAATTATCCATCAGAAGAAAACAAAACCATATATTTATCAAGTGCATTGGAAACTGTGCAATTATAAGTAATATACGAGTGCTTATAATAAGAATTGGGCAAAATCGGTCGGTATATAGAGATATATACGGTAAGGAAGACTAAATCTTAATTATCTATTGACATAATATAAAAATATAAGTATAATAAATATATAATAGAAAGGAGTTGATAGAAATGAGTAAAATTAATATTGAAAATAGAATTGGAGAAGAAACAGAGAATAAGTTTGGAAGCAAAATGATACTTATTAATTGGAGAAAATTTGAAGATATTGATGTGTATTTCCCACAATATAATTGGATTGCTTATAATATGAATTATGGAAATTTTAAAAATGGAGGTATCGCCTGTCCTTATGAACCAAGAGTTTTTGGAGTTGGTTATATAGGGGAAGGAGAAATGAAGATGAAAAAAGGATATACGCAGAATGATAGTTATATTGCTTGGAAAGGTATAATCGAAAGATGTTATAATGAAAGATGCAAAAGATTTAATAGCACAATGTCAAAAGAATGGTTGTGTTTTAATTGCTTCAATGAATGGTTTAAAAAAAATATTTATTATGTTGAAAATCAAAGAATGTGTGTTGATAAAGATATATTATTTAAAGGTAATAAACATTATTCAGAAAAAACTTGTTGTATAGTTCCCAATGACATAAATGTATTATTTACTAATTCGAGAAAAACAAGAGGAGATTTACCATTAGGAGTTTCTAAGACACAAAATGGTAAATTTAGAGCAAGATGTTCTGTTTATAATGAAGAAATTCTTATTGGTGTTTATAACACAGTAGAAGAAGCATTTTTAGCATATAAATTTTTTAAAGAAAATCATATAAAGGAAGTAGCAGATTTATATAAAGATATTATACCTTATAATTTATATAATGCAATGTATAATTATAAAATAGAATTTGATGATTAAGACAAGTTAATACCGAGTTAATTAAATAGATTAAAAAATATTTAATAATGTAACGCATAGCAAATGAACCTTGAAAAGAACTGCAAAGCAGTTCTTTTAAAATGCAAGAATATAAATTTGCCAAGAGTGTCCAACACCCTTCGTATTTTAAATGGGGTGAAAATATATGCTAAACTGAATTGGAATTGACCAATTGATGAAAATGAGGGAAACCTCCAGAGGTGTAGATAAAAAACTACACGATAATAACTTTTGGGTATGGCGACCATTGGAGTTATGATTTATATAAAGAACATAGAGAAAAAATGTTAAATGGGGAAGATTGGTTTACTTGTAATTTACCTTATCAATTATCTGCCCATCATGGCTTATTAACTAAGAGAAGGGTTGAAGATATTATAAGTAGTGAAAATATGTCTGATATGTCTTTCCAAATGGAATTTGAAGCATTATTTTATCACAATAATGACCATTCATTCTTTAAACCAACAGATATGTTGCCATTAAGAACATTAGAATATGCTTGGTATCCTCCAACAATAGATGAATATGTGTTGAATAAAAATAAAGATATGTCAAAGAAACCATATTATCTTAAACCTATTGTAAAAGATGAAATGCGAGTTTTATCTTGTGATATAGCTTTAATGGATAGTAAAAATGGTAAGAACAATGACAATGCTATATTTACTTTCTTTAGATGTATACCTAAAAATGAAAATTATATAGCAGAAGTTTTACATCAAGCATCTTATGAAGGTGCAAAAGCTAAAGAATTAGCATTATATATTAAAAGATTATATTATGATGGTCAATGTGAATATATCGTACTTGACTGTGCTGGTAATGGTATCTCTGTATTGGACGAGTTAGGGGAAATAACTGTTGATACTGAACGTGGAGAAACTTATCCACCATTAAAGGCTATGAATGAAGATAGATATATGGAAAGATGTGGATATCCAAATGCACAAAAATGTATATATTGTATAGCCGGTAATCAAAAGTTAAACCACGAAATAGCAACTCAATTAAAAACTTCATTCCAAAATAAAACAATTAAATTGTTAAAAAATCAAATGGAAGCAGAAGACTTTATAGAAGGATTTGCTACTATGACACCACAACAACAAGCAGATAAATTATTGCCATATATACAAACTTCATTAATGCAAAATGAAATTATATGTCTTGAATATGAGATTAAACAGTCTTATATCAGAGTGTATGAAACTGGACGTAATCGAAAAGATAGATATTCAAGTCTAAGTTATGGTAACTATTTCATACGTTTGCAAGAAAAAAAATTACAAAAAAGAAGTAAGAAGAAAAGTTCAATAAATTTATGGTAAGGAGTTGAAGTAAATGACAGAACAAAATAATAATGAAGAAATAAAAGAAAAAAGAAGATTGTTTGCAGAAACATCAGTATCAAGTAATGCAACAAACTTTGCATTTAACCCTGTTAAATATACTGCAAATGAAGTATTGAAATTATTAGAAGACCCTCAAAAAAATGCTAGTTCACTTCAAGAAGTAAGTTTATGGTTATATTATAATAGTGGTATATATTATAGATTAATAAATAACTTCTCCGGAATGAATAGATATGATATGTATTTATTCCCTAGCACAATATCTAAGTTTGCAAAAGGTGGAAAAAAGAAAAGTACTAATGCAGATAAATTATTAAAAGAATATCTTGATGTTGCTCAATTAGTAGAAAAATTAAGTTGGAAATCAAACTTTAGAAATATTGGTACTAATCTTCTAATAATGGGAGAAGTATACTTATTTAAAATAGAAGATAATAGTGGTGTTATCATAAAAGAAATACCTTCTAACTTATGCAAAATAAGTAAAGTAATAAATGATGGATTATATAAATACTCTATCAATATGAGTAAAATAGGTACTGCGGCTATTTATAATATGATGCCAAAAAGAATACAAGAATTATATGATAAACATAATGCCGGTACATTACCACCAGAATCATATAGTGAAAATAACTATGTTATAATAGAAGAAAAAGAAGCAATATGTTTAAGTATGAATCAATTTGTTGGTACTAAATCTGTTCCTCCTATGTGTTATATATTCCCTTCTATATTAAGATTAATGGAAGAAGAAGAAACAGAGGTAGCAGAAGCTAAAGCTAATA